CAACACCATTGGCACTATCGCCTGCTTGTAAGTTTAAGTAACCACCAGTACCGTTTCCGTTGCCTAGACCAGCACGTATTTTAATATCGCCGCCGTTACCAGCTGCATCACCACCAGGACCTGCCCATAAATAAATGTCGCCGCCTTCACCAGAAGTTCCTGCATAACCAGGAGCACCTTGTATGATGATTCGCTGAGCATTATTAGAACTTGTTGTTGATGCTGGACCGTAAATAATAGCTTGTTGTGTTGAATCACCGAATTTTAATATCTGTCCAGTACCTACAGGATTAATATTATCACTAATAGGAACAGTTAGTGTTGGAAATATTGATTCGTCGACTGCATTAAAAAATGGTTCACTTATAGAAAGTTGCCAAATATTTTGAGCAATTTTACTAAGAAAAGCCATAGATCTTGCTGGTATATCAAAAGATGCTACAGAATTTGTTTCACCTTGAATATAGAGAGTAGCATCTGGTAATTCGATATCGTCATTTACTTTAGGTCTTATAGTTGATGCAAAGCCACCAGTAATAATTTGAATTACATCACCAATTTTAAAGTTTTGCTCATTGTAACTAGGAATTTCTACAATATTATCATAAATATAAACTTGTCTACCAGCTTGTGAAATAGTTAGGCCATACCCTCCAAAATCACCTACATATGATTGTTCAAATTTTGGTTTTATATTTGGTGCTTTCGGTAATGTAGATCCATCATAGAATGTAATTCCGATAGGTGTAGTAGTATCTATTTTCTCTCTTGTATATGCAAAACTGCCGGTGTGACTAGCACCCTGTGCCCATTGAGAAAATTTAATCTTGTAATATTCGTTACTTGCTGTATCCTTCATAATAAGTTCAGCACCAACAATATTTGCACCTACGCTATTGCGAAGTGCCTGTCTGAAAGTTTGATAATATCTTGTTTCAATATCTGATACATCATCCCAGCCATCTGCATTCCATATTGTTGATATTGGGCTTATGGCAACATCATAGGCTACTTCGAATGCACTATTATAGATGCCGCCGCCCAGACCACCAATACCAGATGCATCTCTTGTAAGAATTACATATTCAGATATCGTATCAAAGACTGTATTTGAATCTGTATTTGGTGCTTTTGTAAATGAAATGATGTTATTGGATGTTTGATATATACCAGTTAACTCAATATGATCTTTTACAGTTAATAGATTATTATTATCTGTTAAATCTAATATATCAGTTGCAATAAATGGAGTATTGAAAAGATCATCATAGTCGCCGGAGAAAAGTAACCCTTCAGTATCAGTTAAATCTGAAACATCTGTACCGATAAATGGGGTATTGGAAAGATCTCTATAATCACCAGAGAAAAATAATCCTTCAGTATCAGTTAAATCCGAAACATCAGTGACTACAGAACTATTCAATGTTGCGACATTTGCATATAGTTCAGTAAAGTTACTATTTGTTTTAGTAAATGCGGTTCTTAAAGGATCACCGGTACGGTCATTGGCCGTAGTTCCTATATTGATGGTTTGTTTAGCCATTTGTTCCTCTTATATAGTATCTGCAGTAATGCCACCGTCGTCGGCGGTTACCTTAGTTGAATCTGCTGTTACAAAATAGTTCGATGGTGGGAATATTGTCTCGCTGAATGGATCAATTTCGGTAAAGTCTATAATATCATTACCTTTTTCTTCATAGAAGATATTTTTAGCAATTGGGTCTGCTGCAAACATATCTTCAAGATTGTTAATTTCGGTTGTTTTAAAATCAACATAATGTTTATCAACATCATCAACACCAGTTTCAAATCTCTCATTGGAATATTCAAATAGTTCACATTTAAGATCATAAACCTGTAATGCTCCAGCCTGATAGAATACTGATTCGTGTTCTACAAACATAACCTTAAAGAACTTATTGTTCATAGGCATGTAGACCAAATCGCCTTCTTTTGGTCTTATTAATGCAGGATTATCTTTTGTTGCAAATCTCTCGAATGTTCTATATGCAACAGTGAATGTAACCTGGTCACGAATTTCCAGACCAAATTTAGAAAGGAAGTCACCTTGACCTTGGAATCCATCAACTGTCTTAACATACATATCCATTTGATATGCAGCATCAAAAACTGTAAGCCTATCTTCATTCATTATATGATCAAACGCTGATGACGTTCTTGACACATAATATGTATCAACGCCAAAGATCTGGATTGACTCTATAACTAGATCATCAATGAGTTGTTGCTCATTGAAATAGTTATAGTTCTGGAAAAATACATTTGTAGAAATTTTATTGTCCTTCCATAGATAGAAGTTGTCCGCGCGCTGCCCACCACATTTTCATTCTTTCACTATGTGCAGCTTGTCTTTCTGGATCATTCTTGTATAACGCGGCACTTTTCTTTCCAGCATTACTAGCATTATTTTTAACTTCTTCGATATCTCTTTTTGCATAAGCATCAGCCATATTTTTTCTGGATTTTTCGGTATGTTTCTTCCCTTTAACTGCTTTAAGTATAGCTGCAGTGTGTTCTGGAGTGTTTTTTGAATTTCTTCTTCCAGTATGAAGCTTTTCTTTGTGTTCGGCTGTTATTTTTTTACCAATATGAGATTTTCTAAGTTTTTCAGTGTGCTCTTTACTTCTGGGGCCTCGAGGACCTTCAAAATAAAATTTTGATGTGTTATCTGTTTTATTTAACCAATTTTGATTTTCAACTAAATTCATTCGTTGAATCACTTTAGTTTCCCATGCTCTAGCTTTGCACGGGGTCAAAAAAGTTTTTCGTATTTCTATTATATCTGGATCACCATAATTTTCTATAAACTTTTTTACATTGTTAGAAGATGTAAAATAAGTTTTCCATAAATTATTTGGGTTTGCATTTTTACCGAATTGCACACCGTAATAATATTTTTTTTGTTTGGACCAACCTATCATGTAAGTATATGGTATGTGACTATAGTTTGCCATTTATTATCCAGAGAAATTGTAAGTAAGTGGTTGTAGAGAACTTTTTGCTTCTTCTTCCATAGCCTTGCGTTCATCTCTTCCATCAGCAAGTATTTGTTCGCCGTTGAATTGGATGCCACCAACAAGTTGCATATTCACGAACTTGGTAAGATTTGAACCCCACTGTTCTTTAATAAGTGCAGTTGTATAATTTTGAAGAAACCTATCACTCCAAATATCTGGATTTGCATCATCAATAGGTGCATACGCTTCAATAATAACATAATAGCCAGGGGTTAATTTTGCTTTACTCTGATCAATGTAAAGTTTATTAGTATGCTTGTTATATCTAATTAAAGGTAAACCAACAAGCCATTCTTGGATAAAACGGATATGCTGCATAGTCATATAATAGTTTTGAATAGAGTAACCTGTAAGATCCTGCAAGTTATTTAGAACAAATTGGTATTGCACGTTAAACATGCCAGTACCAGTTGAAATAGATGAATATAGATCAAAAATGCGAACAACACCAAGTAAATTAGCATATTCAGTGTTATTTAAATCCACATAACCTTGATCTATTTCTCCTTGAGTCAACATGTGTCTAAGGTAAACAAGATCGGAACCATTGTAGTGATAATCTTGCCAGAACGATAATGCTTCTTCTACACGATCATCAATTTGTTCATCTGACACATTTATCTGAATAACCGGGTGGCCTAATTTTCTTAGGCAATACTCTTTAAAATCTCTTCTAGTTCTTGGTTGAGCCATTTTATCACCTAATGATGTGTAAGTTTTTTCTATTTATACTTAATGAACGACACTTTTGGTTGACAGGTTCTACATGTATGGTATAATTGGATTATCATCCATGAAAATAAAACAGAATCAAATCCGAATAATATCTTCCTCGATACAATTAACTCCGAATTGGATTTCAACAATTCGGACTTCATTGTTCGTCTCATTTACAAGTTGATGCCATTTGCCAACTGAGATATGAATCTCATCGTGTTTTTCCAATTTTGTAGTTGAAAGAGCGGCGGGATGGTCACCATAATTTACTGTCGCAATACCTTCAGAAACTATCCAATGTTCACTTCTTAGATTGTGTTTCTGAACACTCAATGATTTCCCGGGTTCCACAACTAACTCTTTGACTTTGAGTGATGGTCCATCAGAGTGTAATACTCTATAATAACCCCACTTTCGTTCTGTTTTTGGTGTCTTCCATTCGGTCAGTATTTTACTACTGGAATTCATTTTATGTGTTCCACCGATACCAAAAACATATTTTAGTCTCTTTGTTTCGGAATCATCACAAACAAGTTCCATTTCAGGTATATTTGCTTTTGTTCTATCACCACCATTTGCAAAGATAATTTCGGACTCTGGATATGCATTTAAACAATATCTTATTGCTGCTTTTGCAGTCCCATCAGAATCATCAAATATAATAGCAGCGTCTACCATGGATAGATGTTTTATGATTGACATTCTCTCATTCAC